TTAACTGGCTTTTTTAATATGCGGGAGATCGAAGGCTTTGCGCAGTGCACGAACAAATGCTTTATCGTGGCAGATGGTTTTACCCGGGCTGTCAGATAACTTCGCCACTGGTTTGCCGTTACATTCCACCAGCTTAATTACGATATTAAGCGGCTTAACCTGTGGAATGTCGCATGTTAGCCGTGTCCCAATACCAAAACTCAACTGTACGCGGGAAGAGAAGTGGCGGTAGAGTTCAATCGCTTTTTTCAGATCGAGGTTATCTGAAAAGACCAGCGTTTTGCTCAGCGGATCAATACCCAGTTTTTCATAATGGGCGATGGCTTTTTCACCCCATTCCACCGGATCGCCTGAGTCATGGCGTAATCCCTGGTAGCGGGTCGCAAACTCAACGCCAAAGTCGCGTAAAAATGCGTCCATGGTGATGCAATCGGTCAATGCAATGCCGAGTTGATCAGGATACTCATTTAACCAGGCGGCCAGGGCTACACGTTGGCTGGTGGCAAGTTCAGGACTGATTTGCTGATGAGCCTGGAACCACTCATGCGCCTGCGTACCCATTGGGGTTAATGACAGGCGGCGGGCCAGATCGTAGTTACTGGTACCGACAAACCAGGGCTCTTGCTGCAGGCGTTTAACGATAGCCTGCTGTACTTCGCGCGAAAAACGACGACGCGTACCGAAATCCATCAAATGGAAGCGGGACATATCGACATCTTTTGTTAAAGCAGAGAATTCTACTAGTTTGCTTTCCAGCTCATCGAGTGCCTGCGGGACGCCTGATTCAGGTGAGCGATAACGGTGTACCAGTTCGCTAATCACCGCTAACAGCGGGACTTCCCACATGATCACTTCACGCCACGGACCGGTTAAGCGGATGTTTAGCTTACCGTTATCATTGGTGACGCAAACCTGTTCCGGGTTATAGCGGAAATCACGTAACCAGGTGAGGTAATCAGCTTTAAAGAAAGGCAGGCCGGAGAGCCACTGGTACTCATCCTCCTGCAGTCGCAGGTGCTGCATAGCATTCACCTGCTCACGAATAGAATCGGCATAAATACCGAGCAGGTCATCGCCACGGCAACGAAATTCAGCCGCTACTTGTACGTCATAGTAGTGGTGAAAAACGGCTTGCTGCATATGCAACTTATAAGCGTCTGTATCCAGCAGCGAGTGCAGAACAGGAGAAGCGAATTGTGTCATAGGTGCGCAGTAGCATCCTCTCACGGGAGCGTTTAGTACAATAAACAACTAAGAAAACCGCTGGAGTATACCCTGTTTAGCGATTTATTGAACCCCGATCACACCATAAGCTCTCTTTCTGGTCGAGGGCAATTCGTGCCACGTGTTATAAAAATGTAGCGATACCACCGATAACCAATTGATTTAAATGCTATCTACTGTGCTGATACAATGCCTTGGGGCAGTGATGGGGCAAAACGTGAAAAAGCCTGGTTGAGCAGAGAAACCTGTTCGGCACTCTTTTCTGACATCCACCTTCCATACACCTTGTAAACCATCTGAGCATCGGTATGCCCCATCTGAGTTGCTATAAAGTTTGGGTTTGCACCAGCTGATAATGACCAGCACGCATAGGTATGCCGTGACTGGTACGCGTTACGGTAGCGAATACCCGCGCGCTTGATTATCGGGGCCCAAATTTTATTAATGGAATTAACCGCGTAGTGATATCCTGTGCGAGGTCCACGTTTGACACATTGAGGGCTGAATACGAAAGTGCACGGTTGTATGACGGACTGTCCATACTCACGCAATTTCACTTCAACCTCATACTGCCGGCCAAGGCGTGTCAACTGGGCCTGATCCCTCAGGGCATCAATAGCTGGTTGTATGAGATAAATCACCCTGTCAGTTCCTGCCTCGGTTTTTGGCAGGGTGAACTCATACGTTTGGGTCAGGTTACGTTTAACCGTAATGGTACCCGCAGTGAGATCGATATCTTCCCATGCAAGACCACATAATTCCCCATGCCTCATTCCGGTATAAACGGCAACGGTCCAGAGGTTACGCATCTGCTGGTGGCCACATGCCTGAATGAACCTGATGAACTCGTCTGACGTGAGTGGATCGGGTTCGTCTTTAGCCTTCCTGAGTCTGTTAATTCCGCTAAACGGGTTTTCCTTTGCATAACCGTTATCAGCTCCGAACTGGAAGATCTCGGCCATCAGCATCATGTAATTATTCACCGTGGACGACTTCCGGCCTTTTACCTGTGTCCGGTGATCCTTCTTCATCACATGAAAACCCGTCATCAACTCCTTCCTCACATACAGCAAATCCTCAGTGGTCACCGCAGAAACCATTTTGTTTTCGCCGATGCGCGGAAGCATGTTTTTTATGATGGATTCGTACCTGCTCATGGTGTTTGAGCTGATCTCCATTCTCTTCAGCTCTGACCATCTTTCGGTAAGCTCCAGCACAGTAATTTCCTTACTACCCTGACCGAACCGGGCAAGGTTCGGTGAGTTTGGGAATTTTTCCGCATAGTTAAAATTCCCCATTCTTATCGCAAAACAAACCGAAGAACGAAGCTCGCCAGCTATTTTGCGATTTTTGGCAGTGTCAGGGACACCGAGGTTTTCTCTGACACGTTTGCCTTTATATACAAACCAGACGCGGAGTGAACCGCCGTGGTTTTCGACGCCTGTCGGGTATGAAGCATTGGCCATTAATCCCTCCTGACGTCCAGGAGCGTCGACGAGTGTACTTCTTTTCATGCTCTCTGCGCACCAGGTTGATTTTTTTTCTGTGCTTCGATCCAGAGATCTACCGCTTTCCTGTTGTACATGCATTCACTCGAGGGTTTCGGATTACCGTCTGGTGAGACGTGAAGGTATTCCCTGCCCAGAAGCCATGACTCTTTGCGAGCGCGGGTGATGGTACCGGGCTTAAGCCCGGTTACAGAGATCAAAACTTTTTCAGTTACCCAGTCGTTAGGTACTAGCATAATCACATTTGACATAACCACCTCACACCACGTCAAGGCCACGGCAGTGGCGCCACACATCAAACATCCGCTTTACCACTTCCCGGCAGTAGAAACCGTCGCAATCGCGCGTAAGGTCGTAACGGCTCCCGTACCTTTGGCGCATCCATATTTCGAATGCCTTGTGCATTACTTCACCTCCGCAGATAACGTCGTCACAATGACATGCTGGCGTGCGTTGGGTTTTATCAGGAAAATAGCCTTTTCATGCCTGAGACCGTATCCACCTTCACGTTCGCAGCGCGCGACAGAAGCACACAAAGAGCGGGGAATACCTTTCTTGCTGGCATCAAATACCCATGCGTCTTTGAGGTCGAGGATCAGATTTCCTACATCGCCACCAATGCGTTCGATATAGCGTTCAATAGCGTGAACAGTCACCATGTAGTGGCTAAACTGAACACATCCGGAGGCGGTCATTATTGGCGTAGTGGTGGTCATCACTTAACCTCCACGCCGATTCCGGCGATAACACAGGCTCGCTCGATAGCTTCTTTCACCCAGCACTTATAGCTTTCCGGATGGAATACCTCGTTTTTGCCCGTACCGCTCCAGAATGCCTTCGAGCTGATATCCGGCAGGGTGATGGTCAACGGCTTACCATTGGTGACATCGTTAACCTCATTCGTCCATTTCTCTCCAGTCTGTGATTCCAGTCGCTGCAATAATTCGCCAATGCTCAGAGGCGCGATAAGTTGCTGACGTAAACGCTCAATCTCTGCCGCCATGTAGTAACCTGTTTTGCTCCAGGTATCCACATCATCGCCGGTCATATCCGGTTCCATGGTCGCCATCAGAATGGCGTCGTGATAGTCCTGGCTGCCGCTGGTGATCGCAACGGCGTAGGCATCACAGTTTTCGCGCTTATGGATAAGCACGACAGGATTCTGAATTTTGCTCATCGTGTCGCCTCCCGAACCGCTGTTTTATTGGCTCTAAGCATTTCCTTCGATCGGCCAGAAATGACTGTTTTCATCAGGAAGAAACCGCGGCGGTTGGCTACCACACCAGGATTACGCATCAGGACTGTATCGACTATCCGGACGTGTTTTCGAAACTCGAAGACGGTACTAATAATTGTTAGTGTGGCCACCGCACCTTTGTCGTGAATTTCAAGTTTCATCAGTGGATCTCTCCCTTCGATTGCATCACCTTACGGTGCAGTTCGAACACCGTTGATTTCATCGGCATGATTACCAGCACCGGATCGCCGTAGAAGCTGTTAACCGCGGCGTTAAACAGCACCCGGCATGGTTTTTCAGGACCAAAGAGTTTGAAATTAACGGGCATGGACGTGAATTCCTTACCAAACATGCGATAAGGCAAAGCCAGCAATTCAGCGGCGAACGGAGGGAACTCAGTACAGGGTTCTTCCTCTGTCAGCAGCAGCTTGCCAATATCTGGAAACTTGCCTTCAACCAGCTCAAGCTCGTTATGCCCAACAGGCCGCTCGTAGTCGTCCATGTGACAGGCGATCCACTGGCTGCCAATTTGCTGGAATACAGTTCCTTCTGCGCTGGCCGGGATATCACCGTGCAGGATAAATACGCCTTCCACTTCAGGTTTGGCGTCATGCTTCATCGATACAGCGGCAATGCCGTTCGTGGCCTGAATGTGAGTTGACGTGATATGTACGCCACGCAGGAGCTTTCGTTTTTCTTCCTGGCTGGCAACACAGCACAGAGCGGCACGGAGCAGATCGGTATAAATAAACATGGATTTCCCCTTAGTGAATCACGGCCGCTTCTGGCATGCTGTTGGTGTTGATCATTCCGATGTAGTCATCGTGAAGCATCTCAAGCCCCTCGCGCCCAAAAGGGGACATCCTGAATCCATACCCGGGATCTGCAATCACCATGTCCTTGTACATGCGCAGCGCCAGCGCTGGACCTTCCTCAGCGCCGTATTTCTCGATCGCGATACCTTCAACATGGTTAGCAAGAGAAAAGCGCAGCGGGCCGGGGTAGATGCTCAGGTCGCCTTTCTTACCCGAGTAAATGACCGCTATATCAACGCCGCCGTCTTCGTTCGGGATTTCGATAGTGCCGTTCTTATCCTTCTCTTCATTGATAAATACCGTTGCTACCAGCCAGCGCCACAGAATGAGTTCTTTCTCTGCGCCTAAAGAAATCCAACCAGCTGCCACTGCTTCCATAATGCAGGCTAACCAACGCAGTCCTTCTGAGTTACGGGAGTCAAAGCGTGAACCATCAAACTGTTTAACCGCACCAGACCAGCCAATAACGCGATTTCCGATTTTGATGCCGTTTGGCGTAGTTTCTGGCGCTTCGTTATTGCTGCTCATCGAATACCCTCCGGTTTACTGGCCTGCAGTGCATCAACCTCTTTCACGAATCGGTCATGCATGGCGTCCCACTTTCCGAGCCACTTACGTGCTTCGCGCTTACGCTCCAGAATCCGGCGAATGCGCCGCATGCATCGGGTATGTGCAAAGAGATATTGCTGTGTGTGCTGACCCATGTGGTTGACGAGCACACCGTTGCTGAAAACAAGTTCGTCTGGTTCATTGGTGTTCAAACCGGCACGATGAAAAGTTTTGGTTACCATGTAGTGAGCAAGGTTACTGATCGCTGCGCTCCTGCTGAGGAAACGGCGCGAGTAGCCGTGTCGTGATACGACGTAAACGGGCTGCAGCTCTTTGGCAAAGGCGCTGTCAATTGAGGTGGTGCTGATGCGTTTATCGTTCATTTCCGGTCCTTAACTTTGCTATATCGTTCGTGACTCATTACTTCCCAGTTCCGGCCATCGTCTTTCGATAACAGCCTCCAGCGCGGATTAACCTTCAGGCTGAGATACCCGGTACGCCGCATACGTCGTGCATATACTCGCTTCCGTCGGTATCGCAGCAGGACCTGCATCGCCTGCAGGTGAACGCGCTCAGGTATTCGAATTGCTGTCAGTGCCACCAGTTAGCTCCTGTATACGTAGCCCGGCTTCGCGGGCCATTTCGATAAAAGTGTCCAGTGCGCAAATATGTTCGTCGTCGAGCAGCCGGCGGTCGCATGTCACACGACCTCTTTCGATATAAAGAACAACGCGCCCGGTGAAATCCGGAAGCACATGCAGATCCACGTTGAGGACTGGGGGGGGGATCTGCATTCCGTGCATAATTGTTTGTTGTGAGGCCATCAGTTAATTCCTCCACATACGTATTTCTCTTTCGCGTGTTTAATTAATTCCGCAAAAACCTCGTCAACAATCATCTTTCCTGTTTCGGTCAGATATTCGGTATGCCCGTTAATGTCGACACTTTTCATATACGTCTGGCGAATAAACGCTTCTGCCTCTGCTGCAAATTCATTTCGCGCCTGTTTTTCGAAACGCTGTAATAATTGCAACATGGCTTCTTCGTCAATATCAATAAACTGGATATTGTCATCCGGCATTGAAACAGTAAGGCGATAACTTCCTGTCTTGCGCTTCATTCGGTTTAATGCTGCAATAGCAATACGGCTGCGATAAATTTTAATTGTGTTGTTTTCCATTATCATTACCGCCCGTAAGCCTTGCGCAGAAAAAGGTTTGCAATATGCAGATAGCTATTGCCATAAGAGGCAAAGAGCTTTGCTGTTTTATGTGCCGCTTTATCTCTGAGAAAAGTCATTATTGCCCCCCCTTGGATGTATTCTCCATGGTCATTTTGGTCATGAAGCAAAGCTCATTAAGTAACGAGGTGAATCTTCCCGCTACCTTCACATCAGTGCGTGCGATTGCTGGCATAAGTAACTGGGTAAATTCAGCACGTAGCTCATGCGCGTATTTATTGGCGCACTCTGCTGTTTTGTGTGCCTTGTTTATATAAAGAATGTCGTCATTCTGATTAACTGAATGGACCTTGTTATTTAACACTTCACTTTTGACGGTAATATTCATCTGCATTTCCTCAGGGTGAGTGATGCCACACCAGTCAAGGCGTTAATTATTAATTTGCTAATTACGAGTTTATTTTTTCAGATTTTTTGCTGATTACTTCTTGTAGCTCTGCAAGCTTTTCAAAAACTATAGTCAGAGTTCCGATTGCAGATAATTCCTGCGGAATGCAATCCATCGCATTACAAACCGCCATTTTGCAGTTTCCGGCTTCAGTAGCCCAGGAGTTAAGCACGCCAGATGTTAATCTCTTGCTTGCCACTGTGGATGAATTATCGACGATGGCGTGCTGGGTAATGCGCGTCTGGGTTAGCATAGTGACGTATTCATTAACTCCATCCAGTGTTTTCTGCATTGAGCGAATAAGGCAAGCAATTGCGTTATCAGCTTCTGGTGGCAATTCATTGATGCGGTAAATAACCTCAAGTAACGAGGTGTTTTCTACAATATCAGCTGCGACACCTTCGAGAATTTCAACTGGAGTTTTCATTTTCTGTTCTCCATCTCATTAGCGTAAGCTGCTTCTGCGTATTGCTTGGCTAGAATAAAAATGCAGTCACCAAGATCTGAATGGTCTTCTCCATCGGTAACCGAAATAATTAATCCCGCTTCAATCATCACCGCTATCTGATGAAAAGCGGTTTCCGGTTCGAGGGTGAGGCCTTTAAAGGTTTTCATTCATTTGTTCTCCGACCATTCATTACCAATCTCGCGGTTTATAACAGAAAGATTTGCTCTTAACTTATCGATACAAATTCTGATTAGTGCTGCTGGTTTATATTCAACATCTTTATCAGATTCTACGTACTCAAGTGCATTGATTACTCGATCAATATCCTTCGCAATTTTGTGGATGGTACCGTTCTCGGAAAACGCTTGTTCTGCATTCATTTCATTGGCTCCGTTGTCTGTTGATGAAATGAATTTAGCAAAATGGTAAATCTTGTGCAATAGCTAAATGCTAAATTATTTACTTTTACGTTTATGTATTTGATAAATAATATGATTAATTTAACTTTATTGTTTCGTAGACATAAAAAAACCGACCATCGGGTCGGTTGGAGAAAGGTGTATGGATGGGGCTTATAAGGTGGGCATTTCATCATTGTCAACATAACGGGTATGCTTAACAATAGCCGAAACAAAATGCATTTTCTCAATGCTGTCAGGACTCAGGGTTATAGGTCTATGATCACTATTTACACTTGAGAACTGATAATCGCCATCGCGAGTTTTACTCATGATTTTTATCATATTATGCCCATCTTTTGTTCGCACAAAAACTTCATCACCTGTATGAACCTGGGTGTTTGGCTCTATGACGACATACTCTCCAGACTGTATGCGAGGCCACATACTGTCCCCCTTTACTTTCAGCCCATAAGCGTCTCTATCCGCGCTGTATATTTGTAACCATCCAGCGTGGATTTCTAGCATATCGATCATTCCGTCAATTCCAAGAATCGCTTCCCCTACTACTGGCACAGCTCCTAGCCTGACCGTTCCGACATACTCCAACTCATTTTTAATACTGTCAGGAGCATTGCGCGGGCTATCCAGCCAGCCAAACGGACGGCCCATGGCCTGTTCAATTTTTCGGGCCATTTTGTCGCCTATGTTCCGACTGCTATTTTCGCCAAGCAATTGGCTCAACTGTGCAGGGCTTATCCCGCATAGTTCTGCGAAAGCTGCTTTTGTCGTATGCCTGTCGCGCTTCAGGAACTCAAGGATGAGCTGCTCAAGGTTTGATTTACGTATGCTTTTTATGTCCATGTCGAAATAATCTCATTATTTAGCAATGTGGTAAATACACAAACTGCTAAATGATTATTGCATTTCATTTAGCAAATAGCTAAAGTTTGTTCATTGCAAAGGAGACCGTAATGAACAACCAATTACTTGCTTGGCGTAAGTCCTCAACAAAAGAACAGTGGGCAGATCTTGCTAAAAAATCAGGCACATCTTCGGGATACCTGAACCTGATTGCCTATGGCTATCGCAATGCCTCTCCCCGTCTGGCCTTGGCGATCGAAAGCGCATCAAAGTCATTCGTGGATAAGCCCGTTATCGCAAAAGAGCAGCTGGTTTTCAAGATCGGAACTGAGGTGTGACATGTCACAGCGATATTCTAACCATGAGGCGCTAAGGATGATTCTGGTTGAGCTTGAGCGAAAGTTTCCTGGATCTGTAGATATCGATCAGGTCACTGGGAATGTAAGTCTCATTGGGTGGTCATTGGAACAATTTAACAATTCCAAAGACGATAAGTGCGCCACCGATAACATCGAAGGCAATCCCGGCCAAGCTGACTTTTCTGGGGTAGCCGGACAGCTTCCCGGATGGGCGGCCAAAAACTCCGGGGATCAATACCTCCTGGTAGGGGTGGTTAATCCATTCGCCGACACCCCACAAAGCGCAACCAAGGGAAATAAGACCAGTTGCTGCTGTCGGGTACGCGGTCAATACCCCAGTTCCGTTAACCAGAAACACAAAGAATCCACCTGCAATAAGCACTTTGTACCAGTAGTTAAGAGCAAGTTTGGCGATCGGATTTTCCATGTTCTTTCTCGTCTGATGTTTTGGAAGGAGTAACAGTATGAATCCGATGGTTTTTATTCGCAATAGTACACCTATTTTGCTAATGACTGGTTTGCTTAAATCAAAGGCGTTGGCAGGTGCAGCATGAGCAGTAAAATTCTAGGGAACGTTTGGGATGCTTGCGCCGCTCATGATATTAAGGGGGCCAAGCTGCTAATTATGGCGCGCCTGGCTGATTATTCAAACGATGATGGGATCTGCTATCCAAGCGTTGAAACTATTTGCCGACAGTTGGGTTTGGGCGAAAGTACGGTAAGAACGGCTATTGCCGAACTGGAGTCAGCTGGTTGGCTGCGTCGTGAATCCCGCCGCAAAGGTAATCGCAATACGTCCAATCTTTATCATCTTAATGCCGAACGTCTGGAGGCCCTGGCACGCATTGAGAAGGACAAGGTAGCTGCGCTGAAACAGCAGCGCAGGGGGGACGGTTTTCACCAGCCAGATTCTGAACCTTCAAAATCTGAACCGTCAGATTCTGGACGTTCAAAAGGTTTTCACCCGTCAGATTCTGACAAAAAAGGCGTTCTCACCCGTCAGATTCTGACCCCAGATCCACAAGTAAATTCAAAACATGATCCATCAGTAAATTCAAAACATGAATCACAAGATATTGGCGCATCCGCTGACGCTTCTGCACCAGCTCGTTCTGCAAAGCAGGAATATTCACCTGAATTTGAAACAGCCTGGCAAGCATATCCAAAACGCGCTGGTGGCAATTCCAAGGCAGCAGCCTACAAAGCCTGGAAAGCCCGCCTGAAAGATGGCGTTAAGCCTGAGGACATGCTGGCAGGCGTTAAGCGCTATGCGGCCTACGTCAAAATAACGGGGAATGCTTGCACACAGTTCGTCAAGCAGGCGGCAACGTTCTTTGGACCCGATTGCCATTTCGAAGAAGCCTGGCAAACTCCATCCGCTCCCGGAGGTGGGCGTCGCAGTGCGCTTCCGGTATCTGGCTTCAGTGAACAGGATTACGGACAAACAGACTGCAACTGGTGACAAGGGGAAACACAATGCTGAACATCAAACAACGCGAAGAAAGGGATTCACTACTGGCGAAACGCGAAGGACTTCGCGAGGAACTGGCGTTCGCTGTAGAACATAAAAAACCGTGGCAGTGGGGAAGTTGGGAGTCAGGCGAAGTCCACACCGTAGTGTGCGAAAAACATGGCGACTATGAGCGCATGTCGCTCACTGGTAAAGCGTTTCGTGGTACCGAAAATGTTAAACATTCCCTGTGCCCGGGGTGCGTGCGCGATGAGCTGGCGGCAGTCGATGCCGGGCTGCGTGCGTTGCAGGTATCTGACCTGCTGGACAACGTCGGGATCGCCCGCCGATTTGAGGGCTGTGAGTTTAGTAATTATCAAGCGGTTAATCAGGGTGCTGCAAAAAACCTTGCAGCCTGCCAGCGCTACGTCAACAGTTGGCCGGAGCGTCTTAACGCAGGAACGGGGCTGGTGATGACCGGGAACTGCGGTACAGGAAAGAACCATCTGGCGGTATCGATGGCAAAGAGCATTGTTCGTGAGTATCTGGCCAGCGTGGAAATCACCGATGTTATGCGCCTTACCCGGGCTGTGAAAAACACGTGGCGCCATGGTGCTGACAGTACCGAAGAAGACGTTATCGAGCGTTTCGCATCACTGGATCTGCTGATTATCGATGAGGTGGGCGTGCAATTCGGTAGTCAGACGGAAATGACCATCCTGCAGGAGGTTATCAATGCCCGTTACGAGAGCGTGCTCCCGACCATCCTGATCAGTAACCTGACCTTTGAGCAACTGAAAGAGTCCATTGGTGAGCGTATCGTGGACAGGGTTACCGATGGTGGACGAAACCGCCTGGCGTTTGGCTGGGAAAGCTATCGCGCAATTGCTGCAGGGGTAACCGCATGATGACTCCGGTATGGAAAAATAATGATCTGGAAGGTGCGGTAATTGGCGCGATTTTTCTGCGCAATACCGATCCTGAGGTTCTGGGCATTCTTTCCCGTATGCCGGCGAGTGTATTTTCCGTCCGTCAGTACCGTGAAATTTATTCCGGCATTTGTCGTCAGGCTCGCGGGACCGGAGTGATAGATCCGCTGTTGCTGTGTGAGACCATGCCAGAACACAGCGCAACGATACTCGAGTCAAGCCGTATCGCCTGGGCTAAATCAGCTCTGACGTATTACGTTTCCACACTGGAACGTAACGCTGCCGTTCGTGATGCTGAGGCTGTAATCGAGAAAGCGTTAGCTGGCATTCGCAATGCTGCCAATGGTGAAAACGCAGTCGAAGCGTTGAAAGCCGCGCAGGAGTCCATGGCTTCAATTTCACTCACTCCTGATACCGTTCAACCTGTGCATATTGATGAAATCTTACCTGCAGTAATTGATCGGGTAGATGCAAGAAATCAGGGGCTGGAAGAGGCCAAACCGCTGATGACCGGCATTGAAGAACTGGACGCTAAAACCGGCGGCATTGAACCGACAGATCTGATCTTCATCGCGGCTCGTCCGTCGATGGGGAAAACCGAGCTGGCCCTGGACATTATCGATAAGGTATCAGAGCAGGGGCATGGCGTACTGTTTTTCAGCATGGAGATGGCCAACATCCAGATTGGCGAGCGAATGGTATCTGCTGCTGGTGGTATGTCAGTGTCCAGACTCAAATCGGCCGCGAAATTTGAAGATGAAGACTGGGCACGGTTATCTACAGGTATCGGGCATCTGACCGGGCGCAATATCTGGATGGTCGATGCCACAGATCTGACGCTTGAGCAGATCCAGCAAACGGCAACCAGTCATCAGATTGCTCATCCAGAAACCGCGCTGGTGGTTATCGATTATCTGTTACTCATTAAGATCCAGAGCACGTCACGCTATGACCTCGCAGTGGGTGAATTGTCGAAGGGGTTAAAGCGTCTCGCTAAAACAAACCGCACTCCCGTTCTGGCGCTGAGCCAGCTTTCGAGAGGCGTGGAATCCCGACCTAACAAACGCCCTATGAACTCAGACCTGAAGAACTCCGGCGAAATTGAGGCAGATGCTGACATCATCATGATGCTCTATCGCGATGAAGTATATAACCCCGAATCACCGGCAAAAGGGATCGCGGAAATTAACATCACCAAGCAGCGTAACGGCGTTCTTGGGACCGTATACCGCCGTTTCTATAACGGGCATTTTCTGCCGATTGACCAGGAAGAAGCGAAATCAAAATCAGCATCGCAGCAAAAATCACAACCGCGTCGGTATGCAAAAGCCTGAGGAAATTATCATGAAGCTGGAATCATCACTCAAACATTTTAGCCCACAGGGGATGCACATCAGCGACAGCGTGAAAGGCACTTCTCCGGATCGTCTCACTGGCACCGATGTTATGGCGGCTATTGGTACCACCAGCAGCCGTGCGCGTTTTGGCCTGGCTGCTTTCTTTGGTAAGACCGGGATCAGCAAAAGCGATGAGCAGTTGGCTGTACAGGCGCTGGCGCGACATGCGATGGAGACAGCACCAAAGAACGTGCGCAAAGTTGCCGGTGGTGAGTTCGGATGGTGCATGCTGATGCTGGCGCAATTTGCCTTTGCTGAATACTCCCGTTCAGCAGAAACCAGCGTGACGTGTCACATCTGCAGTGGTACCGGAAGAACAACCCGCGAGCAGATTACCCGCAAGGTTTCGTACCCATGGGGTAAAGCTCCATATTGGGCCTGCCGATCTCGTGCTGTTCGACCGTCTGACTGGGAGCAATGGACGGAGGTAACAGAGGTTGTACCGGCGGTCTGTGATGCTTGCGAAGGCAAGGGAACGATCAGCGCCCGTTGTCGTTGCGGCGGTAAAGGCGAAGTATTGGACCGCAAATCGACTAAAGACCGCGGCGCGCCGGTTTTCAAAACGTGTGAACGTTGCTCTGGTAATGGCTTCTCTGCAATTTCGTCGGCGACAGTGCACCGTGCCATTCTGAAGCGTCTCCCGGACCTCCATCAATCCTCATGGTCACGCAACTGGAAACCCTTCTATGAAATGCTGGTGGACACTCTGCGCCAGGGGGAGCGTCACGCAGCAGTGGAATTTGAGAAGGCGACAACTTATTAATATGATCGGAGCAAATAGCGACACTTTTTTGCACGTTAGTGTTGACTTTGCATAAAACTGTCCTGTATGCTTCTAATCGTGGAAGATACCGTCCAAACGAAATCAAACATTGAAACCCTGCCTCGGCGGGGTTTTTGCTTTTCTAAGGCTGCCATCGGGTGGCCTTTTTTGTTTCCCCTCAACCTTTCTGAGAGGATCAACAGCAATATGAGGGGGCAAAATGTCCGCAGAACCGATATCTGCAACGGTAACGGCAGGCGTGGCCGCCGGCACTACCGGAATAACTTTCGCGACGATGTTTCCAGAAGCTACGCCTGCCGTAATGCTTTGCTCACTTGCCGGGGCCGCACTTTATGTCCTGAGTAGTGAAGACCACAAACTCTGGAAGCAGATACTGTTCGCGCTTATCTCGTTCATTGGCGGGATTTACTGCGCAGCAACAGCATCTGAAATCATCGCGGCGCTTATCAATGCGGCATTAAGTCACCTTTCTCCGCCAGTTGCCGTGAAAGTATCTCCAGCCATTGGTGCGCTGGCGGCCTCAACGGTTTCTGTCACCCTCCTGCTTCGCGTTCTCAAACGCTCGAAGACAGGAGACTTACCCGGATTGAAGGGGGAAGAATGACGTGGCAAACACTGATCCTGAACATTAATGCTGTGGCATGCATCCTTATCACCATACGCCTGATGTTCTTCAGGAAACCTGGTACCTACGTTCGGCAAGCATCGCATTACTGCACAGCAGGCCGCCGCACTCGGCAGAACGGCAACGCAACCGGCAAATCAGAAAGCGATAGCCAATCTGGTTTATGGCGGTGAGTGGGGCAAAAAGAACCTAGGCAACCAGGTTGCTGGTGATGGGTGGAAATATCGCGGTCGCGGCCTGAAGCAAATCACCGGGCTCAGCAATTATTGCAACTGTGGCCACGCGCTGAAGTTGGACCTTGTAACCCAGCCTGAATTGCTGGAACAGGATGAATATGCTGCTCGCTCAGCTGCATGGTTCTATGTCTCGCACGGATGCCTGCTCCATTCCGGCGACGTGGAGCGCGTCACGCTGCTTATCAATGGCGGACGTAACGGGCTGGATAAGCGCCGCGCGCTGTTTAACCTGGCGAAATCTGTGCTGGTGTGAGGTCATTATGGGGTTTGAAACTTTAATTGGTATTGCTGCAGCAGTAATTGCCGCCATCGCTGGCGCTTTCGGCCTGGGCCATATTCGCGGTTCAAGCAAAGCAGAAGCAAAAGCAGATCAGCAGCGCACCGAAGATAACGCAGCGGCCACGGTCGCAGCAGCAGAACGCCGGGTAGAAGTAACCAAAGAGGCCAGCAATGTACAGCAGACGGTTAACCATATGCCTGGCGACGATGTTGATCGTGAGCTGCGCGCAAACTGGACCCGCAAGGGTTGAGGTAGTCGATACAGCGTGTGACTGGGTAAATCCAATCTACGCTACAGATCATGACTGGGATGTGCTGGACCGCCAGACGAAGAAAGACATCCTGGCGCATAACAAAGCGTGGCAGGCGAACTGCCAGAAGCCAATCGAGAAAAAAAATTAGCAGCAAGGATATCGAGCTGATAATTTGCGAAAAATAGCTCCGGCGTGTGCCATAAACAGTTCAAGAATGAGCTGCCTTCTTTTTGCCTGTTGATTACCTAAAGGGTATTATCGTGATCCACACAGCAAGGAGGTTACATGACTGAACAGGCTTATGATTTAACTAAAATCAAAGAGATAGACCAGACCGATGATGCCATGAAAGCTAATCGGCTTTTAGCTAGTGGCTGGGTATTATTGAAAGTAACTGAAACCCAATCACACGATGAATACGGTGCTTTGTACTCCACAGTTTGGTTCACAGTTGGAAACCCCCAGTAAGCAGAATAGCCCGCCAAACCGCGGGCATTTTTTATCCCCACCAGCGGATAAAACAACCATTATCCCCTACACGGTATAAATCGGCCTCGCACCTGCGGGGCTTTTTAATGCGCATCGCACGCGCACATCAAAGAAAGTCTTTCAGCTGTGAGCCTGGGCAAACCGTTAACTTTCGGCGGCTTTGCCGTGCGACAGGCTCACGCCTAAAAGGAAATAAATCATGGGTCAGAAAATTATTACGTTGTCCGGTGCGGCGACTGATGTTCTGTATGCGCTGTTTTTCCGTGGCGCGCTTCAGTCTGGTGACCTGCCAGCTAAATCTGGTGCATCTGAGCTTCGAGAGCTGGGATTCGCTGAAACACGCCATACCGCTACCGAGTATCAAAAGGAAAACTATTTCACCTTCCTGACCGCTGAAGGGCAGGAGTTTGCCATTAAGCACCTTGTAAACACGCGCTTTGGTGTGCCTGCTGGTGGTTACATCGGCAGAACTTTAGTGCCTCTGGCTGAATCATCGCCATTCTATGTAGTGGGCGGTGTTGTACATATCAAACAATCAGTCATCCAGCCTGTTAATAACGAAGAAAGCTGCTTAAGTCGTTTCATTTCGGAGAGAGTGAGCGAAGCTTTACGCGAAGCCACACGTCCTGGTGGAATCATTCACGCCGCCACTAAGCGTTAAAAGGCCGGAGGACATATGCAGGTCACTATTGATGGAGTCCCATACGCTCCCGCCAGCGTCGCTTCATCACGGATCGGCATTGCGATTACCACCCACAACCGGGCGGACGTTTTAAAGCGTGCTATTGAGCAGCACCAGAAGCATCTGCCAGCCGGTGCGCTGGTGGTGGTTGTCGATGATGGTTCAAAACCTGCAGCGATAGCACCCGACGGCGTGCAACTGCTTCGCCATGAAACATCACTCGGCATTGTTGCCTCGAAGAACGCCAGCCTGTCAGCCCTGATGGATGCCGGGTGCGAGCATCTGTTTTTATGGGATGATGACGCCTGGCCTATCGCTGATAACTGGCACCTCCCTTACATCGAATCACCCGAGCCGCACCTGGCTTACCAGTTCCTCGATCTTGCTGGCCAGAATAAGCTCAATGACCTTTCGGTGCTTTACAGTGACGATCGGCATGTGGCGTATACCGGGCAGCGCGGCGTGATGCTGTACTACCACCGTAGCGCCATCGAGAAGGTGGGCGGATTCGATCCCGTTTATGGTCGCGGCATGTACGAACATAGCGACCTTGCCCTGCGCATCCATAACGCAGGACTGACTACGTGGGCTTACGCTGATGTCGTCGGTTCAGAAAAGCTGATTCATTCCCTCGATGAGCATGAGGCTGTGGAGCGGTCAGTGCCGAAACCAGACCGACAGGCGCTGGTGGAACGTAACGTTAAAATCCACAACGAACGGCGTGACACCGGCTTTACCGATTACGTTGAATATCGACGTCAGCGCGACGTGGTTATCACTACGTTACTGACCAGCCAGCCTGACCCTCAGCGCGGTACGAAAATGACGGCCTCGCCTGACATGCTGACCAGGTGGTCGGCATCGCTTCGGAATTGTGGCCGTATTGCGCTGGTGGATGAATTACTGACGGCCCCGGCAGATGTTGAGCTGTATCTCGTACCTGACGTGAAGATGAATGTCTACTTCCGGCGCTGGCTGCATATCTGGCAGCACCTGCGCGATCACCCTGAATACCGGTTCGTCTGGTGTACCGATGGTACCGATGTCGAAATGCTCCGCGCACCGTGGGAAGAAATGCAGCCCGGGAATGTTTACGTCGGTTCTGAACCGAAGACCTACGCCGACACCTGGGCGAAACAAAATCATCCTGAGCGTATCTATCAGGAATTCATTGAAGCGCACCGCGGCGATGTGATGCTTAACGCTGGTCTGCTGGGTGGCACCCGCGCTGATGTCATGGCGTTCGCTCACGGCATCATCCGTCTTTACTACCGGATCGAGAGTCATCGTTTCTGGAAGAAAGAAAAGGCTGGCGCAGCGGTGGGTGACATGCTTGCGTTCGGTATCGTTGCGCAGTCATTCGCTGACAGGTTGGTCACCGGCCCTCTGGTACATACTGTTTTCAAAACTGATGGTATCGGTAAGGAGGCCGCATGGTGGAAACACAAGTGAAGTTTGTTGTGGTTGGCCATCACTCTCGCAAAGGTCATGCGCAACGACTTGCCGCGCTGCTGGATGCTCATCTGCTGATTGATGACGGTAACCACGGCGCTAACTGGAATCATCGACGCGCGCTTGAGTGGGCTGCCTGCCAACCATGCCGGGTAGTGGTGCTGGAAGACGACGCGATGCCCGTTCCTTGGTTTGCCGAGCTGGTGGTCGACTGGCTGACCCGCTTTCCTGACGACATGCTGAGCTTTTATCTCGGTACCGGTCGACCGCCACAGTATCAGAAAGAGATTGCTGGAATGCTGGTGGAAGCAGACAGAGTAAACGCTGATCACCTTGTTCTGAGCAAACTGATTCACGGTGTATGTTACAGCCCTCCTCAGGGCAGGCTGGCGCGTATGCTTAACGCATGGAATAAGACGCTGGCGGCTGATTACGCGGTCGGTGAGGCATTCGGTGGCAGGGTAATTTATCCGTGTTACTCGCTGGTGGATCACGCCGACATGCCGACGGTTGAGCGTCACCCTGATAACGAGCCGAGGACAGAACGCCGCCGCGCATGGAGGCTGGCATGAACAAAGAGCCCCGCGTATATGGCAGCCGGTGGGATAAGGCCCGTTTGCGTTTCCTGCAGCAGCACCCACTATGTGTGATGTGTGAGCAGCAGGGACGCATTACCCCAGCAACAGTGGTTGACCATATCGAGCCCCACAAACTAAAAGATGCGCTTAAGTCAGGTAATCCGCTGGTCATATCGAAAGCGCAGCTCCTGTTCTGGAGTAAAGAGAACTGGCAGCCACTGTGCAAAGCACATCATGACTCAACGAAACAGAGAATGGAGAAGAGCGGCGCGGTAATAGGCTGTGATGCCAACGGCTACCCGCTCGATCCTGCGTCTCACTGGAGGACGTAATGAAAGACCTCATCATTGAATACCGCGATGGTAAGTTTGTTCAGCTGGCGATTGATGGTGTAGAGATGAAGCGCGTAACGTCTATCCAGTTCTCCCATATTCGTCCCGGCGGCGACATCTGGAACGCAATGAAAGGAACCCGATAATTATGGCCATTGAAACTTTCACCTGGTGCCCACGGATTAACGCGGAGGCTGATACAAGTTTCCGCGTCAGGAAAGCCCAGTTTGGCGATGGATATGAGCAGGTTTCAGGGGATGGATTGAATACCAGAACCCAGCAATGGACGCTCAATTTTACTGGCAACGAAACCTACATTTCAGCGATTAAAACTTTTCTCGACAGGCATGAAGGAACGAAAGCCTTTCAGTGGAAGCCACCGCTCGAACCTTTGGGTTTGTATCGTTGCGAAACGTATAAACCCACCGGGCTGGGCGCGGGGAAATTCAACCTTGAAGCAACATTCATCCAGGCATTTAAACCATGAGCTTAAACGCAGACTATCAGAAGCTTGAATCCGGAAACGATGTTCGTCTGATTGAGGTGGACGGTTCTTCCTTTGGGCTAACGGACGTTCTCCGCTTTCACAATTACAGCATTCCCCACACAGAAGCGGAAATCATCGCCGCTGGTGGGGATGAGTCCAGGCTTCCGGCGAAACCAATCTGGTGGCAGGGAAATGAATACGCCGCCTGGCCGTATCAGTTGGAAGGCCTGGAAAAATCAACCAGTGGGAGCAATGCAACGCCATCACTGACGGTTGCGAACATCGAAAGCTCCATTTCTGCCCTGTGTCTTGCGTATGACGATCTGCTGCAGGCGAAAGTCACTATTCACGACACAAAAGAGAAATATCTCGATGCCAAAAATTTCGCAGACGGCAACCCTACAGCAGACCCAACTCAGGAAAAGTTGCAGGTCTGGTATATCGACGGGAAAACGGGCGAGCTTGCTGGTGAAACCGTTGAGTTTGTTCTGTCCAGCCCGATGGACCTGCAGGGGCAAATGATCCCGACGCGCCAGCTTCATTCCCTGTGTACCTGGTGCATCCGGAATAAATATCGTACCGGCGACGGCTGCGACTATGCCGGCACCCGCTATTTCGACAAAAACAACAACCCGGTGAGCGATCCGTCACTGGATGAATGCAACGGCACGCTGACGGCCTGCAAACTTCGGTTCGGTGAAAATAACGAACTCTCGTTTGGTGGCTTCCCGGGCACGTCTTTGATCAGGAGCTGATATGCGTCAGAAAACCATCGATGCGATTATGGCGCATGCTGCCGCTGAATATCCTCGTGAGTGTTGCGGCGTGGTGGCGCAGAAAAGCCGTGTTGAACGTTATTTCCCGTGCCGGAATCTAGCTGCGGCGCCGGAGGACAATTTTGTCCTTTGCCCCGAAGACTATGCAACTGCTGAAAACTGGGGAACGGTTATCGCCATCGCTCACAGTCACCCTGACGCCACGACGCAACCGAGCGAACTGGATAAAGCGCAATGTGACGCAACGCTGTTACCCTGGCATATTGTGAGTTGGCCAGAGGGGGATTTACGCACCATCCAGCCGCGCGGAGAACTGCCGCTGCTTGAGCGCCCGTTTGTGCTTGGCCACTTTGACTGCTGGGGGCTGGTAATGAGCTATTTCCGGCAAACGCATGGTATCGAGCTCCACGATTACCGCGTGGATTATCCCTGGTGGGAAAACGACTATCCGGACAACTTCTATCAAGATTGCTGGTATGAGTGCGGATTCCGTGAATTCGACGGGCCACCGAAACCCGGCGATATGGTGATCATGCAGGTCCAGGCCGATAAGTGGAATCACGCGGGAATCCTGCTGGAAGGTAATATGCTGCTGCATCACCTGTACGGCCATCTGAGCCAGCGCGTGCCGTATGGCGGATATTGGCAGGAAAGAACGATGAAGGTTCTACGGTACAAATCTCTGTGCTAACCTTTTGTAAAACCAAAGGGGATAGGGATATGAGAAAATTTCTTTCGATACTGGCATGTGGCTTGATTATTGTTGGTTGCACACCTTCTGAAAAGGATTTTATAGAAATGGGGGAGTCCTTAGTAAAAGACACCCTCAAAGACCCAGATAGTGCTAAGTTTGAATCGTATTTCCGTGATTTTGGTGAAGATACTGGATATGTTTGCGGTTACGTGAATGCAAAAAATTCTTACGGCGCATATACGGGGAAAAAGCCATATTATGTCCGGATTGAGGTTAAAGATGGAAAGGTCGATAATCATGGGCCAATCATCATTATTAATGACCAAGACCAGAAAAAAATGGATTCCTATGATTCAGTTTGTCAAAAGGGCTGATGTGCAATGAACAAGATTATTCTACCAATATTTATCTTCTTGCTGATGGGATGTTCTGTTTCCTCACTGGAAGAACAAAAACCTATTTTATCAGAGCACTCAACAAAAACCGTTGATGAGGTTAATCGTTGCCTTTCTCCTAAATGGGTGGAACTTCGTTCTTCAAGCTCCAGCATACCCACTGAGTCAGGTTACAAAATCACAGCATCAGACGATATTTTCGGGGCTCTTTCAGTAGTGAATATCGATAAATCAGCGACAGGCGGAAGCGATATTAAAGTTTATGCCGTCGCAAAGGGATGGAACGATCATTGGGCTACAGCTGCCAGATCATGCCTTTGAAAAGTTAAAAATAAGCTAAGCCACCTTCGGGTGGCTTTTTTTATGGAGAAAGAAAATGTCAGAGGTCATGACCAGAATTGAACTCGGCGGTATTTTGGGTAAAACCTACGGGAAGGTTCACCATCGGCTAATACGCACAACTGCAGAGGCGATCAACTCCCTTACAAAAACAATAAATGGGCTGGAGAAGTTTTTGATCACCAGCAAAGCAAGGGGCCTGACTTACGCCGTCTTTAAAGATAAAAAAAATATCGGAAAGGATGATTTTGGTTTTCCGGTAACCGGTGAAGTTATTCGAATTGTACCAGTTGTAATCGGAAGTAAAAAAGCCGGGGTATTACAAACAATTCTTGGCGCCGTGCTCGTCGTCGTTGGTGTAGCGATTGGCTATTTTACAGGTGGCACTCTATCAGCGGTGGGGTATGGGGCTGCAAAATTCGGTGCAGCCATGATGCTGGGAGGTGTTGTCCAGATGCTATCACCTCAACCGGCAGGTCTGGCCAGCAAACAAAGTGCAGATAACCGTGCCTCTTATGCGTTCGGTGGAGTAACCAACACTGCTGCACAGGGTTATCCGGTACCGCTTCTTTATGGACGCCGGCGGATAGGCGGAGCGATTATTTCTGCCGGAATTTATGTCGAAGATCAGCAGTAGATAACTAACCTTTTTTTCTGGCCACCTTCGGGTGGCTTTTTTTATGGGCGCAATATGGCTACAGATAAAGTGTTAAAGGGCCGCAAGGGCGGCAGCTCAAGTTCCCGAACCCCTACCGAACAGCCTGATGATCTGCAATCTGTAGCGAAGGCAAAAATCCTCATTGCGCTTGGGGAGGGGGAGTTTGCAGGGCAGCTAACCGGCAAAGATATCTACCTGGACGGAACGGCGCTGGAGAATGCCGACGGCTCCCAAAACTTCAGCGGCGTGACGTGGGGGTTTCGCGCGGGAATGCAGGCGCAAAAGTATATTCAGGGTATTCCCGGTACCGAAAACGAGATCAGCGTGGGAACTGAGGTATCAAGCGCCACAGCCTGGACGCGAACGTTTACCAATACGCAGCTTTCAGCAGTTCGCCTGCGTCTGAAATGGCCCTCGCTTTTCAAACAGGAGGACGACGGCGATCTGGTGGGTTACTCGGTCAATTATGCGATTGACCTGCAGACGGACGGCGGCACATGGCAGACGGTACTCAATACCAGCGTAACCGGGAAAACCACCTCAGGCTACGAACGCAGCCACCGTATCGATTTACCGCAGGCTGGCAGCACCTGGACAATACGTCTGCGTAAGATTACCTCTGATGCCAACAGCGCGAAGATCGGCGACACGATGACTCTCCAGAGCTTCACTGAGGTGATTGACGCCAAGTTACGCTATCCAAACACAGCGTTACTCTACATCGAATTCGATTCCAGCCAGTTTAACGGCTCTATCCCGCAGATCTCCTGCGAGCCCCGCGGCCGTGTTATCCGCGTTCCAGATACCTACGACCCTGAAACCCGCACTTATAGCGGTACATGGACCGGTGCGTTTAAATGGGCATGGACGGATAACCCTGCGTGGATTTTTTACGATCTGGTTGTTTCTGACCGGTTCGGCCTCGGGCACCGTTTGACCGCTGCGAATATTGATAAATGGACGCTTTATCAGGTTGCCCAGTATTGTGATCAGATGGTACCAGACGGCAAAGGTGGCAACGGTACCGAACCACGTTATACCTGCAACGTGTACATTCAGGACCGGAACGATGCCTACACAGTCCTGCGTGATTTTGCTGCTATCTTTCGTGGCATGACCTACTGGGGCGGGGATCAGATTGTGGCCCTGGCTGACATGCCGCGCGATGTTGATTACAGCTACACGCGTGCTAACGTTGTTGGCGGTCGCTTCACCTATTCGAGCAGCACCACGAAAAGTCGCTACACCACAGCGCTGGTTTCATGGTCAGACCCGGGTAACGCCTATGCTGACGCGATGGAGCCGGTATTTGAGCAGGCGCTGGTGGCCCGGTACGGATTTAATCAGCTGGAAATGACAGCCATCGGCTGTACCCGTCAATCAGAAGCGAACCGAAAGGGGCGCTGGGGTATTCTCACCAACAATAAGGATCGCGTTGTTTCGTTTGATGTTGGCCTGGACGGAAACATTCCGCAGCCGGGATACATCATCGCCGTGTCAGATGAGCTTCTGTCCGGCAAAGTTATGGGCGGGCGTATCAGTGCCATTAATGGTCGCGTTAACTGGGTTAACGTGCCGCGCAGCTCCACCACGTCATTTGATGTATCGGGTATTTATGCCGGGCGCTACCTCGTGCGTGTGCGCGCTATTAATGCCTCTGAAATTTCCTCTGGCTGGGGCTACTCCGAAGAGAAAACGCTGACGGGCAAGGTGGGAAATCCGCCGAAACCTGTCGGCTTTGCGACAACGCCGATCAACTGGGGGATTCGCCTGAACTGGGGATTCCCGGCTAACACCGGGGACACGCTGAAAACGGAAATTCAGTACACCGCGAACAGTGATTTCTCAAATCCTCTGCTGTTGTCTGATGTGCCTTATCCTTCTGCCGAATACACTCAACTGGGATTAAAAGCGGGGCAGGAATTCTGGTACCGCGCGCAGCTGGTAGACAGAACGGGTAATGAATCAGGCTGGACCGACTGGGTTCGTGGAGAATCTAATGCGAATGCTGACGACTACCTGGGCGATATTGCAGATGACTTTCTCACATCTGCCGATGGTGACCGCCTGACAGGCGACATTGATACCAATCTCGAAGCCGCTTTGCAGAACGCGCTGGCCAACCATGCAACCGTGGAACACCAGTGGGCGCAGTACGGCGAGGTACGTGCGGATATTCTGGTGGTTAAAACGACCATTGCTGATGTTGATAAAGCGATGGCTGAAATGTCGACGCAGGTGCAGGCGCAGTTCAATGATGTGACTGCCGCGCTGGAAGATAAGCTCACCGCCGTGGTTGATGCGACCGGGGCATCTGCAATTTACACCCTTAAAACCGGGGTTCGAATAAACGGTGTGATGTATAACGCCGGGATGTCGATCGCGGTACTGGCGGAAGCGGGTAAGCCGGTAGTCACCCGCGTCGGGTTTAACGCTAATCAGTTCGTCCTGATGAGTGGCAGTGGTGATACGCAATATTCACCGTTTGCCGTTATCAACGGTCAGGTATTTATCAGCGATGCGTTTATTCAGAATGGAAGTATAACAAGCGCCAAAATTGCTAACGCCGCAATTAACAATGCGAAAATATCAGGTTCTATCTGGTCAGAAGGTTACAAAGTTGAAAATCAGGGTGGGTGGTGTCTTTCTAAAGCCGACAACAATCTTTCATTTACGGGGCCGGAAGGTCGTGTGCTTGTGCAGATTGGTAAACTAACAGGAGTGGCTCCCAATGTCTGATTTTGGATTTGCCTCATGGGACGCAAATGGTGTCCCGAATAACTACGGCATTAAACCTGTTTCTGTAGTGGGAATCATCGATCTTGCTTTAGGTCAGAAAACGGGAAGCTACCAGTTCAACCTTGAGCCTGGTTTAAAGGTCGGTTTTGCAGTTGGTACTATGGAGGATAAAGGGACAATAAGTTACACAGACAAAAGAAGCATTATTGCCTCAGGAAACACCATAACAATACAGCCTTCAGGTGGTGATGGTATTAACGATTACCCGGCAATGAAGGTACAGTTAATCGTGTTTGCGGAGGCTGTATAAATGGCTAAATATGGCGCATTGATTTCATTACCTAACGGAAACCCTTTTATCACTCCAGATTCCACACCAATGACGCTTTACCGAAAAGTAACGATAAATTCAACTTTTGGGGGGAGCTTTAATAGTGCTTCGGTGTCAGTGACTGTCGACGGTCAGAAGGGGGGGATTGTATTTGCAAGAACCAGCGCCCCGGCGAAAATATCAGCTTCAAAAAGTGGCAACACGTTCAGTGTAGATGCGTCTAATTACAGAGGTTCGGCTTTCGTTCTGGAGGCGTACTTTTTTGCCATATATCCGCTCATCCTTCCTGCCTGGGGTGTGGCTATATGGGATGCCGAAGGGACACTGGTACTTACGAATGAGTCCAGGGTATTAAGCGACCTTACAACAATAGGCTCACCCGGCGCTGCAACGGGTGGCCTTAACATCGATACATACATGGCAGGCAAATGGGCTGTAAATCCGATGGGGCTGGGGTCTGTTCTTCTGCATGCTGGTTCAGCACCTGGCGGACAACCAATAATCCAGCCTGTAGATGTGGGAACGGGGTGCTTCAATGAAGGTGCGGGAACGAGAATAAAAGGACTTTCATCAACAACAGCAAGCGGCTCTTCAGTCGGAACGACGAATAGCGGGATTGTAATAACGGCGATAAACACAGCCGCATATGATTAAACCGATCGATTTAAACGATCAATTTAAGAATATTGATCTATTAAAACTATTTTTATTATTCAACTCCATTGGTTATTTTTTGTTTAAATAATTAACTCTGGTGTCGAAATGAAAAATATAATTATTCCCGTTATTGCATGTCTGGTGCTTTCTGCATGTTCAGGACCTGTTCTGGAGAAACAGAAACCGGTTTGTCAGGCTGAGTTAGTGGCTGGTGGACTGCCCCAGTCAGTGCAGATTTACGGTGTGCGAAAAGTTGCTAATCAGACTGAGTACAGAGCCGGTTATCCATTTAACTGGCGATGGGTGAATAAAAATAACTTCACCAGTTCGAATTGCCCTCAATGAAACACCAAAAATAACCCGCTCCGGCGGGTTTTTTATTATCTGAATTCAGGAGATATCCATGTCAGCAGGAACCTTAACCCTGACGAATAACTCTGCTGCGGTTGCGGGCAGCGGGACCGAGTTTACTACCGAGGTGGCGGCCGGAGATTTTATTGTTGTCACTGTCGGCGGAGTCCCCTATACGCTCCCGGTTAAATCAGTGGAAAGCGGTACAGCGTTGACACTGGTCAGTAACTTTACCGGGCCAACACAATCTGGTGCGGCCTGGTCAGCTGTTCCTCGTGTGGCGCTGAACATGGTTACTGCCGCGCTGGTGGCTCAGAGCGCAGAAGCGCTTCGAGGCCTGAACTACGACAAGCAAAACTGGCAGCAGTTTTTCACCGCTGATGGTGATGTAACTATCACACTGCCAGACACCAGTCAGACGACAGGTCCATCAGCGAAAAAGTTGATCAATAGTGTGGCCGATAAAGCAGACTCGACTGATGCGCGGCTTGACACGATAAATGGTAAGTCTGGCGGGGTTGTTGATGGCGAGGTAGCACTCACTCGTTCAGCAACAGAAAATATTTCAAACAGGTTTGTATTTACTACCATCGTCAATGCGGAGGGGCTTACAGCATGGGCTGAGAGACATGACTTCGCAGATGGCTCTAATCGTCAGATTCTAAATTTGGGGTCCGTATCAGGAGTGCGTAAAGCCGTATTTAACGCCGAGGGTGGAATTCTGTGTAAAGCGGGGATCAATAACTTCTCGGCATTGCGTACCGGGTACTTTATAGACTATGAGTCCGGTCCTGTGGGTCTTTATATTGACTCGACTCGAACAGGAACAATCCAGTTAGTAACCACATCCGACAAGTTTCTAAAGAAAGAAATCGAATACCTGTCAGATAAAAAGGTGATGGATGGGATATCCGCTACAACTACTGCGCTGAATGAAGTGATGGAATGGAGGCCTGCTACATTCAAATTCAAGAAACGCGGTATCATCCCTGAAAGTGAGACGAAGCTTGGTTTTATTGCCAATGATTTAGTTGCAGTATCCCCGGAGTGTGTCAAAGGCAAAGGTCTTGAAGAGGGGTTCGATGAAAACAACGCCGCTGATGCATATTCTCTGGATGAGACCGCAATGATCGCAAAACTGACGTTATCAATTCAGGAATTGCAGAAACAGATTACTGAACTTCAGGGTAGTAAAGTTTGATATGTTTCTTGTGAAAGGAATTGCCGCAACCACACCGTATGCAAGAGCATGATTGCGGCCGACTGGCGAACGTTCGATATTGCGAGTATTGAATGATTGCCAGTCATGGCGGATTGTACTTAAGCAATATGACGGTTCAAGGCGTTTAATCTGAAACCAGCCACATATCAGCCTCTTCAAACATATCCTCGAGCATGCGGTTCAACTTTTCCCGATCGCTTTTGCTGGCGTCGCTATTCAAGCCGTTCGCCTGCATCGGCTTCACCCTCACTTCGGCATCGGGGAAAATCTGGTGCACCCGCTTCGTCAGTTCGGCCAGAATGATTTCTCTGGCCCCTTCGAGTCCTTCAACATTACGCTTGTCATAAACCAGTTCTACGAACAT